GGCGTAGTTTTTCCACGCCATCAAACCAACCACGTTACCAAGTACCCCGGTGCCGCTCCAGTTGCTTTGGCCGCTGGATAGAGCCGTGGCTGTAGCTGAGTTGCCTGTACACGAAGCGGAAGAGCCTGAAGTGTTTTGGTTGCCCGCAGTGTTTACACCCGGTAAGTTGATGTTGGCCGTACCGTTGAAGCTGACCCCGCCGATGGTGCGTGCAGTTTGCAAGGCTGTGGCCGTAGCCGCGTTGCCCGAGGTGGAGCTGGATGTCGTAGCGTTACCGCTCAGTGCTGCCGTGATCGTGCCCGCAGTGAAGTTGCCAGAGGCATCTCGGGCAACGATGGTCGAGGCGGTGTTGGCCGATGTGGCGTTGGTGCCCAGTGTCACTGCGCCAGAACCGTTGTAGCTGGTGCCGGTCAAGTAGGTGCCGAATGTCAAGGTGTTCAGGTTGCTGCCCAAGGCCACCCCCGAGATCGTGCCAGCACTCCATGTGAACGCAGAGCCGTTCCAGTTCAGGACTTGATTGGAGGCTGTTGGGGCGGTGATGAAAGCCGAGATGCCCGAGCTAGTCTGGTACGCGATCCGGTTGGCCGCGCCACCTGCAAGGTTGGTCGCTGTGGTAGCGCTGGTTGCCGAACCGCTCAGTGTGGCTGTGATGGTCCCTGCGCTGAAGTTGCCCGAGGCGTCACGCGCCACGACCTTGGAAGCGGTGTTTGCGTCCGTGGCATCCACGGCAAAGGTGCGGGCTGCTGAGCCATCAAACGTGCCGCCAGAGGTCAGGAACGTGCCCGCCGTCAGGGCGTTGGCCACCGAGCCAGCAGAGCCAGAGATGTTGCCCGACACCGCTGCGCCCGAAATGGCAATGGCTGTTGGGGTGACGCCCGTGACTTGGCCCTGTGCGTTGGTGGTGATCACCGGGACAGAGGACGCGGAGCCGTACGTGCCCGCAGTGCCAATGTTGGCGATGTTAAACGTGTAGGTTGGTGACTCGCTCAGGCCCGTGCCTGCCGTATAGGTGATCGGCGCAGAGAACTGCTGGAAGACAATCGCCGTTGTGCCAATGGTGATCGGAGGTGGTGTCTGCTGTACCCAAGCAGTGTTGACGTTGGCCGTGCCGCTGGTCACCAAGAAGAAGTCACCCTCGTCAATCTGGTCAACCCCGGTTCCAACAGAGTCAAAGTCTGTGGCCCGGGTCAGAATGTAAGGCGTTCCAGCAGAGCCTACTTGTGTGACGGTGTAAACACCGTTATTGGCACTGGCCACTTCGTTCTTGACCAGTATCCGTTCGGTAGCAGTCGTAAGGGTTGAGTCCACAGACAGAGCGCCGTTGGCGTTACCTGTGAGCGTTGCGCCTACCCCGGATGTGCCGTTGTTGTACGTGTTTGCTGGCAGCGCTGCCGTGGTAGCCAAGTCCACCGCTTCGTGGAAGTGAATGCCCGATGCGATGGCGTCAGCGTATTCTTTGTTGACGATGTCCGTGTTGTTGACAGGGAGCGAGGAGACCGTGCCCGCCGTGATGTTGGCCGTGGTGATGTTGGCCGTGCTGGTGCCCAAAGTCCCAATGTCCAGCGTGGTGACGGCAGAGCCCGCTGCGTCCAGATACACCGCACGCGAAGATGGGTATGTGACAAACACGTCCTTGGAGCCAGCGCCAAAGTTCACCAGTGAGCCAGCATTGCTGGACGACACCACGGTTGTGCGCGACAGGGTTGTGCCCGAAGCTGTGTAAGTTCCAACGCCCACTTCCCAAGCGCCAGACGCCGAGTCCACGATGGCGTAGAAGGTCTGGTTGCCATCACCAACAGCAGCAAACGACTGGAACCCTGCGGCTGCGCCAGCCAACGTCACCGTGCCGGTGCCCGTTGTTGTGGTCGTTTCCTTGACGCGATCTTTGAGTACCAATGCCATTTTTAATCCTTACGATGGTAGTTGCGTCCAGCCGGGGGTCTGAGCGTCGTTGACCTCAGTCCAACCGCTACCTTGGGTATTGGTGATATTTTGCCAGTTTGGGGTCTGGCTGTCGTCAATTACCGCCCAGACCAACACCCCGCCAATGCTGATGGTGAGCTGAACACCTGTTGGGTACACGTTAGCAGTCTTGATGACGCCCAGAGTGCTTAAGGCGCTGACAGCTTCTGCAATCGACGCATTCACGCTGATTTGAGCCACCTGAGTGGCCGTACCCGTGGCGCTCTCTGCGATGGCCACAGAGACCAGCAAACCGCGAGTCATGTCGTCGTCGCCCGTCGCTGCCTCGGCCTGCGATGCCAAGAAAGTGCCCACAGCAGTCTGTGCTGCCGTGCCGGTGGTGCTCTCCGCCTGTGCTGCCAAGAATGTGCCGATGGCCGTCTGAGTATCAGTAGCACCGGCCTGCTCCAAAGCGCTGGCCACCATGGTGGCGATCACTGACTGAGTGTTTGCTGCGGATGCTGTCTCCGCCTGTGTGGCCAGCATTGTGGCAATGACGAACTGGGCTTCCTGCCCGGTGACGGCCTCATCAACAACGCCGCCCCGGATGATGCTTGGGACTGCGGTGTCTGCAGTGGCCGTAGCCGCTTCAGTGGCGGAGACGGCGAACGTGTTCCCGCCTAAAGAGGCGAAGGGTGCTTGGGCAAAAGTGACATCGCCAAACACCGCACGTCCTATCAGGCTGCGTCGAGCGAGAAGGAGTAGGTCACGTTCAGCGTGTCGCCGTTGTCCACAGTCTTGTCACCGCCAGTGAAATCACCAGCCGAGAACAAGATGCCGGATGTGCCGCTGTTCACGCTGGCCAGCAATGCGCCTGCAACCACGGTGCCGTTGACCAGCATGGCAAACGAGCTGGGGCTGGCGGAGTTGGAGATCACCGATGGGTCCGCCGTGGTGGCCGTGCCGAATGTCACTGCTTTGCGGTTGCCGGTGTAGGCCGTGCCGGGCACCAGCTCTGTCCAGCCTGCGTGCGAGGCCAGTGTGTCAGCGGCGGCAAAGGTTGTGCCGGAGCCGGGGCCTTGGACCAAGCCAAGGAACCAAGCAGCCGTGTAGCCAGAAGCAGCAAAGTACTTGCTGTTCATGTCCTGCAGGCCTTGGTTGACCACGAGGTTGTGGAAGGTGTCAGACCACTTCTCTTTGCCGTCTGCGCCCACGCAGGTAACGGTGAACACACCGCCCGCGCCAACGCGCTCGCCGCCAATACGTTGAGCGACCATGCCTGCGGTAACGCTGTCTTGTGCTTTGCTGTGTTCCATGATGGCTCCTTAAGAGATTCGCACAATCGCACTGTTGGCGTCGGCAGTTGGGAAGATGATTTGGAAGGTGTCGTTGCTCACGGTCTTGTCAGAGCCGAAATCCAGAACAGCCACGGACTTGTTGCCCTCTGTGCTGTTGTAGATCAACGCGCCCCGGGCTGTGAAGGTTGAGCTTGTCCAAGAGGTGTTGGCAAAGCTGAAGTAGGCCGTGGGCACGTTGGCGCTGTTGTTTGCAGCCACAGGTGTGGTCGTAATGACCAGTGTGTTGCCACCAGCTACGTACCCAGTACCAACTACTTCGCCCGATGTCGTGTAAACAGCAGTGGAGCCGTCCAGATTTGCGGCAGCGGTGTACAGCGCGATCTTGAACGTGTCGGGCGATGTGGGTCCAAAGTTGTGGATGCCCTGCGGCAGCTCCACCTTGAACGATGTGGTTGCGGTTTGCGCGATTGTCATGACACTTTGATCCTTGTCTGACCGTCACGGTATGTGTCGGTGCGTTGTTTGCCGTCACCCAAGTTCTTGAGCAGAGCAATCGCTTGCATGTACATGTCTTGGTACAGCTTCACCATGTCGGCCTCGCCCTTCATGAAGCGGATGGCCTCAACCAAAGCGCCATTGAGCAAAGCGGAATCGAAGTTTTCGCCCAGCCACGTCTCACCTGCGGTCACAATGGACTCGGGGTAGTAGTAGTAGTGCAGCTCAGCCGCGTAAGTGGCGTCTGGAGTTGGCCCCAAGATGAACGTCAGCTCGTTTACATCGCTCGACTGAGGGCCGAAGATGGCGTAGTGCTTGGGCTTGCCGGTGGTAGCCGGATTGGGGTACGCCTGACGGATGAAGTTCACATCCTTGTCCAGCAAGAACTCGTAGTTCCCGCCTGCAGCCGGGTAGATGGCCAACGAGTACACCGACAGAAAATCATTCGGAGCAGCCAGATACTTGTTGTTCGCAGTCAACGTGCCAGTGACGTTCTTGCGCAAGTTGGCCAACTGCACCGTGTTGTAGATTTTCTGTTCCGCCTGCTGCGTGAACATGGCGTACTGCTCCTCTGTGAACTCGTTTTCACAGATGTCAGCAATGTTGATCTTCAGCTCGGCGTAGTTCATGCTTTATGCCATCGGGCCTCGGGCCATGGTGCCTTTTGTGGCGCAGCCAGTGCCCCGGATTTTGATGCCGCTGGTCTTGGTGCCTGCGCCATCGGGCTTGTTGCTGAACGTGCCCACGCTCATGTTCACCGTATCCACGCGGCTGTGGTTCGGCTCTTTGCCGGGGTTGGTGGAGGCCTTTACAGACTTGCCGTCCATGGTGTGCGGCTTGGCGTAGACGCTGGCTTGGCCAACCTCTTTGCCCATCATCTTTTGACTGAATTTGGCCATGTCATTTCCCCTTGGGTGCAGACGATGTACGCTGGTTCATGACCTTGGCCATGCCGCGCCCAAGCTGCTTCATCTGCAGATTGGTCTTGCCGCCCTTGGCCAGCTTGGTCGGCTTCATGCCCGGGTGCATGTTTGCCTCGTGTTTGCGCACTGCTGTTTTCGCGTCCATGTCAGACTCCTTTACGATACCGATATTGTCACTGTGCCGATCTGCACAGTCAACGCCAATGTGTTGGGTGTCAGGAACGTATCAAACGACCTTGATCCACCCACCGGGTTCCATCCCCACTGAATGTCCCGAGAGCCGCCAGACAGGTTGCCGTCGTCATTCAGGCCAGATGTCACGTAGGTGGTGTCCCTGCGTGGGTTTCTCAGCGCCTGCGGGTCATCCACAGGGAACGTGCCAAGCATCAACTGCGGCTGATCAGGGTCGTAGCACTCAGAACAAACCAAAAGTTCGTACTTGCGCTGTTTAATAATCTCAGTTCTTAACTGCTTGAGTTTAAACTGCTGCCCGCACCTATCGCACATTGCAATGGCTCGGTGCCCAGAGGCGAATCTGTTAGCCATGCAACACCTCGTATTTATTTTTCTTTTTGATGTTGTCCAATCCGCGCAAAACACGCAAATTGCTTGGCACATGTAAGCCAGAAACAATATCACCTTGCAATGGAATTACATGATCTACATGCCAAGGCTCGTTATTTTCTCTGGTGTACATTGATGCCAACTGGTACATGCAGCGGATTTTTAGTCTATCAAGGTTGGTCAGCCACTGAGGCGTTCTTTGCTTGACAACTTTTTTTCGGGCCGCGCAAAGGGCGTTTATTTTCCCTTTGTTTTCGGACCGATAAATCTTTTTGGCAAGCAGCGCTGCCTCTTTGTGCTTTTGGTAAGACTGTCTGCGGGTGAGTTTTACTTGCTCGTTTGCAAGCGTTGTTCGCCTCACGGCTTTGGCGGCTTTGTCGCATTCTGTGCACACGCGGTCACTCACTCGCCGCAAAGCTGTGTGCCCATGAACACAGGGAACCCCTGTCCAATAGTGGCCCAAGCCTTGAAGCATTGCGGTTTTACGCAACAGAATTTGCATCAGTAGCCACCGTTTCCAATGTGCATCGCACGAGGAACAAACCGGACTGCCGCTTTTTCGCGGTCCTCGGAGGAGGCAAGGTCCCACGCTTCGTCGTATTGAGCCTTGAGCACCTGAAGGCGCTCCATGCCGCCGGGAATCTTCAGGGCAAGGTGGTAGGCCAAGCCAGCCGTCATGGCCTCGTAGAAACGGAACGGCATGTCCATGGTGTTCACACCCGTGCCAGCGTCCTGCATGCGGCGCAAGCGCCAGTACACGAACACGTAAGGCTGGGAGTTGTCGGGCACCGGCCACACTGTGATGCGCGGGGCATCGGTCAAGCGCTCAATCCAAACCTGAATTGGCCGGGCCTGCTGCAGCTTGTTGGGGATCGTGGCGTAGGTGGAGACGCTGATCCGAGTGATGGTCAGGTCGGCCTGCGTCGAAGCGCTGCCAGCACCAGTGCGGATCACATGCTCAAGCAGGTCCACGGTGTCGGCGGGCAAGTTGTACGTCGCTTGTCCGGGGATCAGATTAATGAGCCCCTGCTCATACGTGAACATATTCAGGCCACGGTTGGCCCACTGCGAAAACATCAGGTTCAGGGACCGGCTGGCCGTTCGAAGGTCGTAACCAGTGCGCAACTGACCACCAGCGCGTTCAAACGCCTCCTCCACGATCTCCGTGAGGTCCATATTGAACGCTGTGGTGCCTGATGTTGCCATGATTTACTTCTTTGCAGTCTTTGCCGATTGCGCAAACGCGCTGGCGGTTGGGGCTCCAGCACTGCCGACCTTGCGCATCTTCTCACCGGAGCCAGCAGCAATACGCTTTCGCTTTGCATGGATGTTGTCATACAAACCCACCTTTCCGCCAGAAGCGTACTCAGTAAAGTCGGTATCGTCCCGGCGAGCTTTGCGCTTGCCAGAAGGCATCTTCGATGGGTTGATGGCACCCATGCCGCGACTGGCCAACATGGATTACACCATCTTGCCGCGAGTGTGGCCTTTGGTCACGCAACCGTCTGCACGAGTCACGCTACCGCCTTTGGCCTTTTTGACCGCAGGTGCAGGTGCTGTCTTGCTGGCTGCGTTGTAGGCCTTCTCGTTGGCTTCAGCAGCCTTCTTTTCCGCCATCATCCGACGAGCTTCGCGCTCAGCCGGGCTCATTTCTTTCTCTGCCATGGTTTTCTCCTTAGCAAGTCTTGCCGCCGCGAGCCATCTTGACCATTGTGCCCTTGGTCTTGCCTTTGGTAGCAATACCGTCACGGCTTGGAGCGGCAGTTTTCACTGAGCCCATCTTGGTTGTGCCAATCGAGCCACCGGCCTTGTAGCCTTTGGCTTCAGCCATTTCGTGTTTGATCATGGACTTGGGAGCGCCCTTCTTTTTCATGAAGTTCATCTCTTTTGCCGCCATTGCTTTGGACTCTTTCATATCGCCACCTTTAGAAAATTTGCGGCCCTTGTCCGCGTTGGAAAACTCTTTGCCCACGGATTGTGGGACGCCTGATTTCTTCGCAAACTCCGGGCTGTGCGCTACCGCACGCATGAAGTCGGCTTGCTTTTTACTGCTGGAAGGCATTGCTGCCTCGCAGGTTGTCAATCTTACGCTCCAGCCGATCAAACCGATCAAGCAACTGCTGCATGTCGGCTCGGAATTCTGCGCGTGTCATGTGATCCCGCGCCACCTCTTCGCGAGTGCGGTTAAGCAGGATGCCAAGACGGTTGATCTCGGCAAACTTTTCTTTCAGAACGAACCCGAGCATGGCCACAATGGCGGTGAGCACGAGATTCCAGACCATCATTTCCATGTCAGCACTTCCACCTTGCAAGAGAAGCCGCCTTGCGGGTGGGCTTTCCCTTCTCGTCTTTCATCGGACCGGGCATGCCTGACATGCGTGCGCAGAACGAGTCCTTGCGCTTGCCACCCTGCGGCTGCGGGGCTTTGAGGTTGCTGCCGGTCGCAGCGTTGTACTTGGCGCGACCCTTGGCTGTCAGCCCAGCCCCTTTGGAGGCAGGTAGCTTCTCGCCACGACCAACTGCAAGGGATGGGGTTTTCTTAGCCATTGACGACTTTCAGTTTGGGCGTGCAGTGCTGCTCGATCAGCGGCATCAACACGGATTCTTTGAAGCTGCGATGGTACTCTTGAGAGCCGACGTGCGGCAGAGTGATCTCTGGGTCCACAAAGACCGTGAAACCGTCTGCGCGAGCACGCTTGCAGAACGTGTAGTCCTCGCCAACGTACTGGCCATTGGTCAACTCAAAGTCAAACAGGGCGCTCTCGTTGCGGTTGTACACGTCGTTGAAGTAGGTCCACTCGGGGTGGTTGGCCACCATCTTCTCCAGCACATGGCGCTGAATCATCATGAAGCCTGTGGCCACGTTCTCAACGCGCAGCATGCCGTGCGGATCGAACTCAAGCGTGTTGGCCTCGTCGATGTAGATGTCCAAGAAGAACTTGCGGTCCTCGGCTCTGCGGGTGTACATCCCTGCTGTGATGTCTTTGCCTGTGCTCAGCGCCAGCAGGCGAAGCACAGACTCGGCGTCCACCACGATGTCGGCATCGACGAACAGCATGTCCGTGCAGTCCGACTCCAAGAAGTTGGCGACCAGAATGTTTCTGGCCTTGGTGATCAGAGAGCAGCCCGACAGGTGCGACAGTTGCACTTGGACACCAAACTGCGATGCCTTGACCACCAAATCGGCCAAGGCAAACGAAGTTTTGATGTTCAACTTGCCGTCGTAGGCAGGGATCGCAATCATCAGTTTGCGACCTGCAACATCCATGGGGCGTGTCTCTTCAGCCATAAAAC